CTGTAAGTTCTTGTACCGCTTTAATTAGTGGAGATATAAACTCTTCATATCTTAATGCCTGAGTATTATCTTCTTGCTGTACCCATCCGCCAAAATCTTCTACTCCAGCTTCATCTAGTGCTTGCTTTACTTCTTGTGCAATTAATCCGTAGTGTGTTCTAGTTCCAGGGACTTCAACTTCTGTATGTGTTCCATCATTGTTAACAACATAGTCTATCCCGCCAACATTATACTTGTAGCTTACTGGATTTAATGAATTAATAAAATCAAGGCCTAAGTCAGAAGTGTTAATATTGTTTTTTAAATTTTGATCTGAAGTTACAATAGTTGATGTATTGATATACATATTTCCAGATGCGATGACAGATGCGGCTCTAACTGTTCCTGTTGCAAAAACATCTCTCCAGTATCTTGCTGTACCGCTTGTAGCATCTTTTCCTAAAGAATAGGATCCAGATGCTAATGGGTACCAATGTGAGTTAACTCCGTCTCCTGCACCATTTGGAACGTTTAAGCTTATTACTTGAGTTAAAGGATCAAGTGATGGTGTTACGCCATCTGCTCCTGCAGGACCTTGAGCGCCATCTGCGCCAGCTGCTCCTGTTGCTCCTGTTGCGCCTCTAGGAATTGTAAAGTTTAAAACAACAGCGCTTGATGTGCCAGAATTTGTAACGGATGCATTTGTTCCAGGGGCTCCTGTTACAGTTGTTGGTGATACAGATATTGTTGCGGCAGCTGGACCTTGCTCTCCAGTATCTCCTTTGTCTCCTTTTGCGCCAGTCTCACCTTTGTCGCCTTTTGGAATTGTAAATGTTAAAGTTTGTGATGGAGCAGTTCCCGATATAACAACGCTTGCCTGCGTACCAGCTTCTCCTGTAATTGTAGGATTTATAGAAAGTTCATTCGCAGGTCCAGGTCCTCCAAGAACCCCATCTACTCCTCTGGGAATCTTAAAGTTAAATACTGCATCATTTGAGTTTCCAACATTAATAACCTCTGGCGTTGATCCTGGTGGCAAAACCTCAACAGTTCCAACTGCTACTGTTGCTGCAGGACCCTGTTCACCTTGTGGGCCTGGATGGGCATCAAGATATGCGTCTACGTCTCTTGCTAGCTGCTCTAGGTCTCTAGGGACGTCTGGAGTGTCTGTGTAGACTGGATAATGAAAGCCTTTACCTGTTGTACTCATTTTTTAATTATACCACCTTGTTAGTTTTACGCCAGAATCCTGGACACATATACTTTGTGCCAGAAACAACTGGTAGGGATTCGTGATAATAAGGCTCAATAGATGGGAAAATTACTATACTCCCAGCCTCTGGCTTTATCTTTACATCCTGATCTTTAAAGTAAAGCTCTCCGCCTTCATAATCATCGTTAAGATAAAGAACAACTGAAATGTTTGGATTATCTTCATTTCCATAATCATCTACATGTGGCCCCATGGATTTTGTTGTAGAATATTTGCTAACAGATATTGGCATAAGCATGCCTAGCTCTGCCTGATAAATGTTGGCATAGTCATTTGATGATTCTATTATTGCTTCTTTTAAAATATTGTTTATCTCACGTATTTTGGGATTATCGTCAGTATCTACGCCATCCTTAAATCTTTTTTGATATCCAAATACATATGGAATATCTCCACTTGCTGACCACTCTTGCCATTTTGGGATAGATGTATCGTCTGTTAACTCTTCATCTAATGTTTCAATTAAATCTATTAAAGATGCGGGATCAGCAATTACATTTTTGTAATAATGAATCTTGCCAAACTTTTCAAGGTTAGGCATACTTGTTACCCTTTTCCCACTCTTCTTTCTGTGCGGCCTGCTCAACTCTAACCTGGCGCTCTTCTTCTTTCCAGCGCTCTAGAGTCTCTTCGTCATATTCTAAATCTGCAAAGTCCCAGAATGAAACCATTGTATATCTCGTTCCAGCTGTGATCTCAGCAACTCCATGAATATTTTCATATCCTCCTGGGAAAACATAGTAAGAGTATGCGTTTGGCTTAAATGATAGATATGGTTCCATCTCTTTATCTTTGTCACAGAAATAAAGATTTCCACCTTCATAATCATCATTTAGGTATAAAATGCCTACGTATTTATTAATCTCAAATGCATTTGGTTTTCCTTCATTATTTGAATTGTCTGAGTGTGGTGATGCAAATCCTCCCACATCCCATTTCTGTGCATGAGAAGTATTTGCTCTTACCTCTCTGCCAAATACAGTTGTAACTGCTTCCTGATACTTGTCTTTTAGTTTATCAAAGAATCCATCTGGCAATCCAAACTTTTCCATTGTGGTGGCATCAGTTAAAATACCTTTACCTGAAGATCCATAAAATGCAATATCTCCCCAGTCTACGTCGCAATTTTCAAAAAAGTGAATCATCTTTGGAACAACTTCTGGATCAATAAAGTTTGGGATCTCAACTATCTTATTTGTATAAACGCCTAGCACCCCAGCTTTTTCTTCTGGCACAACCTCATCCTGTAAAATAATAAACTTATCAGGATCTATTACATCAATCATTCCATTTTTCATAAGTATTTACCGTTGTCTCTCCCAAAGAATTCGTGAACATCTTCAGCTTGCTGCTGTGTGCCTTCTATCTCTTTTTTAAACCTAATCTTTTCCATCTCAGCCCATTTTTCTTCACCGTGCTCTGCTTGTCCAGCAAGCCATTCATCGGTACCAGGGAAGTTGTACTCCCAGAATGATCTGATCATATATCTATTGTTACCAGAAGACTTTCTTACTGCATGGTAATATGGGTCTCTTGATGGGAATACAATAACATTCAAATAAAATGTTGTTGTAATGCCAAACTTGGTTCCTGGTGCATCTCTAAGAGGTACAACAAAATCTGTATGATAATTCATAGAGTAGTTTTCTGATAACCCAGCTTCATTCTTATAGATATTAATTGATGCTGATCCCTTATGGTAATTAATTAATCCCATATCTGGATTCATGTCTAACCAATGCTTTGTTACGTCGTAGAATATTTCACCTATCTCATCTGTTAAATTCTTTTGAGAAGATGGCTGTGAATCTCTTAGCTTAATATACTCTTCTTTTGTTGGGAAATGGTCAAAATCAAGAGGCGCTTCTTGGTCCAAAGGTATACCACTGAATCCATCCCTCTTCTGACTTTGCTTGCTCTAAAAATTTCTCTACATCTTTAAATGTATTTCTATAAACATTTATTCTAGGATATATCGTAATAAACTCTAAGTCTTTTGTCATAGCCCCTCACCTGTCTTCATATAATTTTCCCACTTCTTCTTGCTATCTTCCATACCCTGTAATTCTTCATCGGTATAGGTTGAGCTTTCAAAATCCCAAAATGCAATAACTGTATATCTTAATCCAGATGTTATTTCTGCAATTTGATGTTCGTTATCTGGTCCACCTTTGAACAAATACAGTGACCCCATCTTAGGCTCAATAGCTAGCTCATGATCTGGGAACTCTAAATTTCCTCCAGTAAAAGGTGAGTGCAAGAATAAGGTTGTTGCTATTCTGGATGTTAAATTACCGATGCTTCCATCAAAATTGTACATATCATTATGCTTTATTCCATACGATCCTTCTGGCCATTTTTGAATATATAAGCCAGTGTTTACAACCTTGTCTTTAAATACTATTTCTGTAGCCCTTTTAATAGTCGAAACAAGCTCTTCCCACAGATCAGAAAGTTCTTTATTGCCTGCAAAATCTATATGAAATAAATTACTTGCCTTGTGGAATCCAACATCCTGCCACAGCTCATCCTTTTCAAAAACATCAATTAGGTCTTTTGACATACCCTTAGAGATAAACTTGGGAACTTGAACAACAACATTCTCCGCAGAATCCTTTTTATTAAAGTAGCTAAATGCATGAGGGTTGATTGTTTGAATTACTGGATGTGATGGCTGAGCGTGAGTGTTATCGCAAAAAGGATAAGACTGAGATCTTCCACATGTGCATTGTTTACTCAAGGCTGCTTATCTCCTGTATGCTTCATAATAGTCCAGAAGAACGGAATAACATATCTAATACCGCTCTTTATTTCTCTTACACCGTGGCTATACCCAACATCTCCTGGGAAGAAGTATGCTGCTCCTGGCTTTGGCTTAAATTCAATATCGTGATGCATGAAGTAAAGTTCTCCACCCTCATAATCATCATTTAAGTAAAATAGACCAGCTAGGTCGTACCATGGGAAATCATTAGGCTCGCCATTCTGCAATTGCTTGTCTGCATGTGGCTCTTGTCTATATCCTTCCATCCATCTAACAATAGCTGGGCTTGTTGGCATAGCGTCTACCTTAAAGTGATTATCAACTTCAACTTTAAGTCTGGCTACAAGCTTTTCGATAACATTTGATATCTCTGGATTTATAGAGTCCAGGATTGGTCTTGAAGCAACACGGTTATCCCAATATGTTGAGTCATAGATAATTACTCCATCATCATTGTAGTGTGTTTCTGTTCTATCCCACTCTGTAATAGACTTTGCTGCTTCTAATAAGAACGTTCTTTCTTCTTCAGTCATAAAATTTTCTCTTGCCTGGATATGCTCTGGAGTATTACCAAAGAATCCTGGAGGAGTTATTGAAGTACGATTGTCCCAGTTTGCAGGACCATTAGCTAATGTTTTATCTTCCATAATTTAATTATACCATCCTCATGAGTATGTTCTCTTAGACCATACTTCGTTTTTGTATATCCCGCCGTCTGGCTTTCTATATTTTGCTGAGTTTTCCATATTTTTACTTTGTAGCTTTGAAGCTTTTTCTATAACAATCTCATGCTCCCAGTCTTCTCTTTTAAATGGAAGCATCTGTGC